TCAGCTTCTGGAGAATCAATTACCCCAGAAGCTTTGAGCATTTGAATTTGATTCTCCTCAATCTGTTCCATCCGTTGTGCCATTTCTGGGGGCATATTCGGAAAAGAAAAAGGTTCATCTTCTCGACCCTTCCAAGAGTCAATGATTTCTGGTTTACCAATTCCAAGCCGCTCAGCGACTTCTCGGGCCTCGGTTAGAGAACTTGCTTGATTCTTGATTTGCTTTCCAGCTTTATTACGACCTTGAACATGATACCTCTCTGTCCTCTGTGCTGTGGCCCAGAAAGGATTTTTGTCGAAGTAGGTTTTCCAATCGTTAATCTTCTGGGCTTCGCCTTGAGAGAATTTGAGAAGCTCAAGAAAAACTTCTGGCTGAAGTCTAGCTTGGACAGCCTGCAATTGCGCCTGTGCCGTCAACTGCATGACCGGATCATTCATATCCACAATCGCCTTGATCGTAGCATCGGCCAAACCAATCGCATCTCTGACCTTCAATCCAGATTCCTTCAAGATATGTCCCGCTGCGCTGACCGCGGCGATTTGTTTCATCTTCTCAAGCTTCTGCGCATTCAACATCTGTGTTGACTTACCCTGCTTCGCTACCATATCCCGAACCCTCTCCTTCTCCTCAGCAGTCAATTTGCTGAGGATTTTTTGTACCTCTGGATGAGATTCTGGAAGCATGACCACAGCGTCCTTACCTTCCACCTGATTTAGATGAATCCATTTGTCCACCGCATTCAATTCTTTCGGAGTCTGGAAAACCTTCTGACTCTGTTGCACCGAGTCATGCGAAAGCACATCGAGATTTGGAGAACTCGTGTCCATCCCGAAGACCTTCATTGCTTCCGAGAACATCTTCCTCGCATTCGGTCCAAGTTCAAATCCCTTTGAGATTCCTTCTGCCATCTCAGGAATTCGTCTGGCCTTCTGAGCCATAGGCTCAAGAAACCTAGACAACCACGACATGATTCCTCCTGTTCCCTTTCCTTCACCCTCGATAAAATTCTCCGTATCCTTCAGTGCATAACTCGCCGCGGCGTTGACGAAACCTTGAGGCTCGACGGCTTGGAGATTGACAAGTTTCTGGGCCAAATCCAAATGGCGATCGCGATTCTTGAGAATCTTCTCTACCTGCTTCAACGTTGGTTTGACAGAATCTCTGACCAACTTTGGATTGATAATATTAATCAATCCTTTATTCTTTTCCTTGGTCGCCGCAGCAAGGACATCCAACACATCCTTATGATCATCCAATTTCGCAAAGATATACTTCACCGCCGAGTCGGGAAGCAAATCCAAAGTATCCTCCAATCCTTTCCCATCCGACATAGCTTCCAAGACCATATTATCCACTCCATCGACCGACGCGTCTTGTCCATGTTCATCCAAAACATCATGTAACTGCTGAGTCTCCTCATCTAGATTCTGAAACGTCTGCTCCAGCTTCGCCTTCCTCTTCACCAATTCTGGATTAAATTTCCCCTCGCCCATCTGCAAACTTCCCGACATTTCCTCCGGCGACATTCCATCGTTAATCTCCGCCAGAATGCCCATCGCGCGTTGTGTCTGCGCCTGTCCATAAGCTCCGCCTTTTCCTTGACTTTCAAACCATCTTTCTCCGAACCCTTCCATATCCGCGAGCCATTCTCCTTTATGCATCAATTGCCCCGTCGCCCCCAGCAATTCGCCAAGAAGCGTGTTATCAACATTTCCGAGGCCGAGAATCTTTTTGGTCCATTCAAGGAACTTCCGCCAGACTCCGGTCCTCCCATCGATCCCCCGGAAATGTTCACGAAAATCGTGACTGGACCAGAGTTGGGCAGTCATCTCCTTGTTGTCGAGAAGGCCATAAAGGATTTGTCGACTGGCGGCGTCGGGACCGAGCTCTGAGGCGTCGGCTTGTCCGCGGCGATAACGTCCGAGCCAGTCGGAATTTGTTGCCGCGTCGAGGTAAGCTTTAAGGTCAGCAGACAAAGCCTGTCGAGCTCGCATACGAATGCCGTCGAGTTCCTTTATCAAAGGATGATCTGGACCGAGCTCGTCGATTAACTGCTGAGTCAATCCATGCCCCATCTCATGAATCACCGCGGTTTCTCGAGCTTCTGGTTTAGCTGAGATATTCGACTTGTCATAGAAAATGCCATTCCCAAGTCCTTCGATATGCCCACGAGCATACGTGCCCACTCCATCATGAACATATCCCTGCTGAAGTTTGAGAAGATTTGAGAATTGCTTTATCCAAGCCTGAGCAATTTGGGTAAGAAAAGGATCTTTAGAAACTGATTGAAGCTGCTCGATACCATTCCCAGAAAGCTGGTCAACGATTGCTTGTTCTTTTGGATCAGAAGGATCATAACTCGGGGGAAGTTGATTTTTAAGAATATTAGCTTGTCCTTCTTTTTGATCTAACCCACGCCAACTATCAAAGATATAATAAGTATCTCCTCGTTTGAAATCGTATTTCTTTCCTCGTCCCAAAGTCTGAATGTTAGACAACTGCTCCTTTGTATAAGGTTTCCATATCCCCAACTTTATTCCATAATCCTGAAGTTCTTTTCTAAATTCATGTGCAGGATGATCTTTTTCATCCATATCTTGCATAAGTTCTTGAATAGCTTCATTACGAGTACGGATTGAAGATTCCGGATCAGTAGGATCATGACTTTCTTCGGAGGCCAAAATAAGATGGTTAATTTCTTCCTCCAAACGAGGAGAGAATTTTTCTTCCTCTTGTAAGTTCCTTGAAATCTCTGGATCTAATGGCCTAACCGTCAATACCGGTTTATCATATCCCGGAATCATCATTCCTCCCTCTTGTGTAACTTTATTTGAAAGAGAGAAATCTCCTACTCCCATTACAACTTTACCCTGTTGATGAAGTGCTCTAAGCTGATCATGAAGCTCATTTAAAGGAATTCCTGATTCTTGAGCCAATTCTCCAATACTGACCGTGGGAAACTTCATTCGATCCTTTGCCACAAGTCTATCATAAGCCTCAAGTAAGGGACCGTTAAATACTCGTTCAGAATCTCTGAGCGCAAATGGCGATTCATCGACAACCTTAAATTGCGGCTCTGGCAATTCATTCTTAACCAAATTATTCGCCAACTCTCTCACCCAACCATGAACCTTCGGCGATTCCATCCATTCCCCAGCAGCTATCTCAGCATCTTGGTCCGTTTCAATACCTTCGATTCTTGCATGATAAAAAGCCTCTGCAACAGCTTCTTTAGACAAGCCTTTTCCAAATGACCCATCATAAACCAACTGACGAAGAACTTTGGCCTCGTCAGATTCAGCATCTCCCGCGGTGACTTTCAAAATTGCCTCGGCCCCAATTTGTCTCATTGCCTTTTCTTCAGCTGTCAATGCCTTGAAGATTGTCGGCGGGAGCTCGACAGTGATTTGTTTCTCCAACATCCCTTTCGGACCTTTTGGGGATTTGACCACGGCTTGACTAAATGAAGCCATTTTAGCCAAAGTCAGCTGACCTTTAGCCTCAAGTTCTTGAGCATGATTCCAGAACAATCCAGAACTGGCAAGGAGTCCGCGGTTGCCTGGACTGGCCGAAAGCTCTTCATAAAGATCAAGAATCTTCTGTGCCTCAGGATCGCCTTTCTCTCCCATCTCACTAATCTTCCCATAGACATCTACGCCTTTTTGATCCTTCAAAAGTGCATCCGCATGAGCGGCCTCTTGAATCAATTCAAATCTTTTTGTCTCTTCGATGGCAGACAAAAGCCCAGCTTTTCGACTGGTCGCCCGAGTTTCCTTGATCGTTTTAGCCAATGTCGCAAGATCGATCTCTGGATATCCTGCTTGTTCTCGAATCCGATTGACTTCTTGAAGACTGTCAACTAGTTCTCCATAGGAAAGAGTTCCACGGAGCGCAAGATCTTGACGGATATTTTCAAGATCATCGAGATTGATTTTATGCTGTTCTTGTCTTGCTTTAAATTCTTCTTGAGCTTTGGCCAATCTGGCCTGATGACTAACCAAATCCCCACCCGATTGATCTGGAAGTTCAGGATTTTTGATTTCATCAATCACCTTTTGTTCCATCGCCTTATCGACGATCTTCGAGAACCTTCCCTTTGGAACCAAGAAATTCTCACTTGAATCCTTATTCACCTCCGGATCTTTCCTCCCAGCGGGCCACTGGATCCGATCTCCAGGTTGAACCGGAGTCCCATCGGGATATTTCAATGCATCGTTTGGATTTTCCTTGACCGTGACAATATGAAATCCCGTCTCAGGTTTGTTCTGTTTATTCCCATAGAAATGGGCTTCCCCCGTGACAGGAATCGTCCCAGTCGTCGGTTGAGACAAACCAACTCCAACTCCCCCTGTTTGTTCAACTTGTTTGTCTCCAACTTGATCTTCTTGAATCTTGATCTCGTTGAGCTTGTCGATGTTATCGGGTGTAGGATTCGATTCTATATCCTTTCTCTGTTGGCCAAGATTGGCCAAGATTGCATCCGTATCCGCTTTGATTTTGGCTGCCGCGACCGGATCGGTCAAGATCGGTTTTACCTCAGGAATCTTCATGACCGGCGTAGCCTCTTTCGAGGCATCTCTTGCGGCCTTGAGATTCGTTCCCCTCGTCGTCAAGTCGATCAAATTCTGGAGATCATTGGCTCGTTCCATCGGAGATTTTCCGGCTCCTCCGACGAGTTTGCCTCCGAGGTGAAGGAGAGAAAACGGGAGCTGAGATAGCCCGAGTCCCAATCCAAATTCTGGGGTAAATGGATTCGAGATTGGCTGACCAGCTAAAGCTTGTTGAGCCAATTCACTTCCTCCCATAATCCCAGCCGCGGCTAGCTGGCCTCCTCCAAAAGCTGCTGCACGCTGACCGAAGTTAGTTGGGAAATATTGCTTGACAGCATCCAGTGTCCTTGGAATTCCATTGGACATTGCAGGATTTGTAACGAATCCTTCTCCTAATTTACTTTCCCAAGTCCTTCCAATCGATCCTGCTACTTCTCTCGCTCCAAGTCGACCCAAAATTCCTTGTTCAACCTTCCCTGTCACTCCCGGAAGTAACGCATTGACCGCGCCAGAAACTACACCAGCCGCAGGACTTCCAGTCGCGGTGTATGTTTCAGCGCCCGATAAAGCCCCCGTTCCCAATGCCCCAAGGATAAATGGAGTTGCCCCGCCTCCTGTCACCGCTTCCGCCGCAATCGCCGGAAGGAAATTGACTGCCATACGGGGCAGTCCCTCACCGATCGACTGACCTTGGTCACCCATGCCAAACGGTTCGCTGACTGTCCTTCCGAATTCTCCTCCAAGTTTTGGCAATCCTGTCGCCTCCAAAGCCCGGTCAATTCCAACCGATGCCCTTTTGATTACATTGTCATGCAATCCAGCATCGTAAAGATCGCTCCCTGTCATCGTTGACATGTCACCTGCCCACTCAGCCAACGGCTTCGTTACCGCGCCGGCGTCGGCCAACGTGTCGTAAAGGTCTTTTACCTGGCGATAGGTGAACGGCATAAGTTAGAACTAAAACTAGGGCTAACGGCGGGGAAGTAATCCAAACGAAAACGGCGGACGATTTCCACTATTTTGTCCACCTCCCATACGTTTCAAAATGTTCTCCGGATTATTAGGGTCATTTGGATTCTGCTGACGATAGATCGGGCTCCCCGGCGTCGGAGCTTGGGCTCCCTGAAACGGCATAAACGGCTGTTGCTGAGGCATGGTCGGCATATGATACTCTGCACCAGGACGATAATCCGATTGCGGATTCGGCTTGAAAAATCCATTGGTAAAAGGGTCTCCGCCGAAGTTTCCCATCGGATTTGCTTGAGTCATTTCTGCTCCACCGATTCCAAGATGATGTCCGCGAGGAGCATTGAGGGCCTCGATAATTTTGGCGAAATCGAATCCGTTGTTAGGAGGAACTGGAGCTGGAGCTTGAACTTGAGTTTGCCCCGCTGGAGCATTCCAAAAACCTCCTGCCAAATCTTGTCCCGCTTTCTGTAAAGCGGCAGGATTAAATGAACTATCTGTTACTTTTGTGGCCTTCGGTAAAACTTCTCCAGAGCCTTGCATATCTGGAGCATTCCAAAAACTTGTAGCCAAATCAGTATTAGGCATTTGAGGCTTTGGTGAAGCATACCTCAAATTAGGATTAGGAGTGTAACCTTTTCCTGACCAATGAGCAAGCAACTGCTGTACTTGTGAGGGAGTCATAAATTTATTTCAGTAACATTTTTCCAAGATTATATTGTTTTAATTTCTGCGCCGCAATTTCTTCTTGAGTCGGACCTGGACGAAACATATCTCCAAAGAGTGCTCCTCCTACACCAGAAGGCTGATCTCCAATAATATCGTTAACAAATTGTCCTATTCCTAACGCATTTTCTTTAGCCCGTTGTGCGAATAAAGCGTCACGAGTTGGATTTACAAAATAATCTCTAATCTCTTGTCCCCCACGAGTACGACCATTTTGTCCAATATTCATTTGTTCTCCCCAAGTCTGAGGATCTTGAGAAGCTCCTCCCCACATCCCTTGATTCAACTGATCCCAAGGCATTTTGTCAAAAACTTCCTGTGGCATAGAAGGATACAAAGCATTCATTCCTTCTTGGAATTTCTTCATATCATGGCCTTGGTTATATTGGCCATACATACCTTGAATCTCTGGTAATCTTTTCTGGACCATCGAATTCACTCCGGATTCGTGCATCGCCTTACCCATCGGACCAAACTGTGGAGCAATCGTTTGAAGAGCGGCTAATTTTTGCTCCCAAGGAATATTCGGGTCCGGCAAGAAATGCTGCATGAATTCTTGATTGGTCCGATTCGTTCCCTCGGCTTTACGCGCCTCGATCTCCCCTTGGTGATACTTAGCCAATTCAGCCAACTGAGCATCTCCTTGACGACCCGCAAGCGCCTGAGCATTTTGTTGATTCTGGAGTTCTCCAGAATGATATCTTGAAAGTTCGGCCAACTGCGATTGTTGATTTCCCAATTCTCCTTGATGCCACTGACCTTGTTGATTCAAAGCAGCCAAGGCTTGAGCAAGTTCTCCCTGATGCCATTGACCGGTTTGTTGCAACTGGGCTTGACCTAAAGCATTCTGTTGACTCTGTCCCTGTGCCTGTTGCATACCGTTGTACATCTGCATTAACGCAGCTAACTGCTGAAGTCTTTGATCTCTGGGATTAGGCATAGGATTTAATGTTTCAGGGCATTTATAAGTTCGTCGACTTTATCCGCGATGGCTTGAACCTCAACCTGAGTCGGAGGGTTCGAGACTGTCATTGTTAATGTTCCGACTGAAACTGGATTAAAGGCGTAATCAGCTGGGTCGAACAAAGCAACGATAAGATCGTTAAGATGCTCATCGGTAGGATCACTTCCATCCATTCCGGCAGGTCCGGGCGCTCCGTCAGGAATCACAAAAGCAAAGTGAAGATTTCCTACGGGAGAAAGAGTTACAGTGGCACTAGGAGGATTGGTGTAGATTGTACTAGTTGCTTCTGCATCAGAAGAAAGAACAAGCTTATCTGTAATCTCGTACCAGACTTCGTCTGACCGCGCCCAAATCTTTGCATCGATTCCGACGTCCTCTACTCCACGGGTCCATGCCCCCACTGGATCACTTGGAGCCCGACTTCTTACGTAATAAACATTATCATCAGGAACTTCTTCAATCCCCGAGGTTCCTCCGGGGACCACTCCAGGGGGAACAATAAGTAAATCCGAAGGAGTGACTTGGCCAATATGCCTAATTTCCTGAGTAATTACCTCGGATCGTCGAATCCTTGGAGGATCTTGAAATAGCGGCGCGGCCTGATTCCCCGCATTTGGGTCTTTTATCTGAGTTCTCTGGGCCTGCTGAAGTCGAAGAAGATTACGAATCTGCGACCGAGATCCTCCAAAAGTCTTTTGAATTGTGCGAATGGTTTTGAGTTCATTCGCATGGGAACTTTGGTTAGCTCTAAATTCGTCTTGGGTCATGCGAATTGGGAGAAGTCAACGATGGTTGCAAGTTGAAGGAAAAGTCCCCCACCGTCATCTTGGGAACGAAGTTCGCGGAGACGAAGACCAGAAGTCGGAACCGACGTGATCGAGGTTGCGGACCAAGAGTGCGGAGTGATCAAAGCGGTTACGGTTTGGGTTGGGACAGAAACCCCGCTGGTGACCGACCCAACAATTTCTCCCGTCCCAGTCAAACTTGTCCCCGCACTGACCGTAATCGTATCACTTTTGGTGTAATCCCCAGTGATAGACAAAGCCCCATGAATACACGCAGGAAGATCAAGCGTTCGGACATTGGATCGAGTTTCAATCGAGTAATCTCCCACCGCATTCTTTGAAAGTGAAGTACCATTCGGACTCGCCGAACCAGAAAGTTGAAGATTAGCCGCGGTCGATACACTAAGTGATTGTCCCTTGAGATTGATACTATGTTCGACCAACTTGAATCTGGGCCAAGCAAGAACTGAGGTTCCAATTTTGGTCGACAAAATAGTCAGAATCTCTGCCAAAGTCTTACTTCCAGAGGTATAGAATTCACACTCAATGGTTTCGGTATTATCTCCATCTACGATTTTCCATTCAGGAAGGAGATCAGGAACATAATCCAGAGAAGAACTTGCGTGATTGGAAGAAGAAACTCCAACTGACCAGGAGGTTCCGGTTGAGTTAGCCGCAGGCGTTCCTGTTCCGGCTCCGGTGCCCTTGGACGTAGCAAAAACTGAAGTGAGCGAAACAAGTTCTCTGGGAAACTGGATATTAGCATATCCAGGATTTTTGACAAAATAAGCAAGTTTCGCTGCGTCGAGAGCGGTGTAATTAAAAAGCTTAACCTCGGTCGCATTGGCATCGATTGGGGTTAATTCGGCACCCTCCATTAAATACTCCGGTGCTGCCCCATCCCTTTTGAAATTTCTAATTTGCTGGGTATAAGGAATTGCTAGACGGAAATCCTTATCTAGCAATTGCCCAAACAAAACCTCACCATCTTTTGGAGTGTTCATCGATTGTGTCTCCGAAAGCCCTCGAACTTGGTCCCGTCCCAATCGACAAGCTGGGCCAACCCTGCGTCGGCCAGTTCCGTTGGGGGCGGAAGATTTCCTTCTTGCCTCGGGACGAAGAATTTGTATCTCTTATTTAGTTGAACAATCGTTGCCCAAAGTAAGAATTGCTGACCGTGAGTCGTCCAGACGTCCGTAGTTGCTCCAGTGTGATAAGTAGAAGTCGCGGTTCCCGTAGCTGAACCAGCGGGATTAAAAGTTCCATTAAAACTTGCACTGGCCCAGATATCTGCTGGTTCTCCAAATTGTCCTAATCGAATCGAGGGAGAGATATTTGGATCTGTATATATCGCACAGGTCGGCGCTCCAGATTTGATATAAATTGGGTCTCCATTTATATCTGTTCCAGCAGGAAAATAGTCTCCTGTAACGTCGGGGACTAAAGTTCCAGAAATTGTAATTTTTTCACTGGCTAAAGCATTGTCTAACCAATCCGCGGTGAAACAATAAGCTTCGAGCCAAACTGCATAATTCGTCGCCGCCGTCTCCTCCTCCATCGGCCATCGACGAATACTTTTTCCAGAAAATGTAAATCGATTTCGACCAACTGGTCGCCAATCCCCCGGATCATCTGTTCGCCAAAGTCGATCTCGAAACCCAGGATTATCTTGTCTTTGACCCTCCAGACTTTCCGCCACCGTTGTCCATCCAACCGGGATCAAATTCCTATTCTGGTCCAACAACCCTACCTCGATGACGGTTTTAACATCAACGAGGTTATTGTCCGCATCTCTTGCTAGTTCTAAATTCCCCCCTGTGGTACCATTAACCGTTACCGTCACGGATTTCCGGTTAAACTCAAAATCATGCTCCAATTCAGCGGTTTTTCTGACTTGGTTAGCGGCAGCCAGGAACAGATCCATTCCATTGACGGTAAAGTCGGAAGGAGCCAAGTCCAGATAGCTCGCCGCGAGCGTCTTAATTTCAAGCAAGGTAGCCACAGAGGGGAAAGATTAGAATCCGCGACCGCGAGAACCAAGGTCGCCCGAGGGCTTCCCGGAGCCTCCAAGCGCCTGTTTGTAAGGCGACTCAGGGGTTAGAGAATCCTTGTTATCGTGTGCATTTGGCTTAAGAACATCGCTGTCCATAAGCTTCTCGGTCGGCATTTTGGGGTCCCAATTAGAGACCGATTCAACTCGTTTCATAGCCATAGGTTTGTTATCGGGCGATTGTTGGTGTGCCCGTCACCGTGATGTAAGTGGCGGTCGAGGTGACATCGACAGGAGCAGGGGCCGCCGACCCGTCCGCGAGGATGATGATATTGTTGACCGGGTCAACAACAGCAGGATAAACTTTGGAATTTGTGGCATCAAAGAGATTAGAACAGTCAATGACTTTGGAAAATCCCAAAGCTGCTGCTCCAATGGTGTTGGTTTGTCCTCCTTGACCAGTCAAGACTAATTTGAGTCGGCGACATAGAATCCCACCGTTCGTTTTGACCCGATAAGAGCCTGACGAATTATTGGGATAGAGCGTTACCGCGGTAGATGCAAGAGCGGCCATAATTAGTCAACAATGCCTCCAAGGTCTTTGATGAACATGTGGGCTTCCGGATACCAGATTTCGGGACCTCCAACGGTCAGATACTGGTCCTTTCGGACCAAGGCATCGTTCGCTTGAATCCCGGTTTTGACGTCGGTGTCATGGTCGGTCAAATACCTCCATTTGAGGAACCCAAGATCGACCACCAGTGCCGAGTTTCGCATCCCGAGGTTCGGATCCATAAACATCGGATGGGTTTTGTAATAAACCTTACCGGCGTTCGACTGATGTTCGGCCAACTGGAAATCCCAGCCCTTATAACCTTCATTCCGCATCGAGGTCCAAGTGATCTGTCGCTCGAACATTTCGGTGACCTTATTCAGGTAACCCTGTCCGCAGATGATCAGTTTGTCCCAAGACGTGTTATTGGTTTTCTCAAAGGCCCGGGAGATGAGCTCGTTGAATTGGGACTTGGAGATCGTGGCATTGGCAAGGCGAATGATTCGCTTGTCGGTGTAGGTTTCCCAATCGGTCTGGGCAGTCAGGTCAGCACCACCGGGGCGATAGTTGATAGCGCCGCCATTGCTGACATTCCCAAGTTCCCATTGTTTGAGGAACCAAAGGATACCGCCAGAGAAGTCTCGGCGAACGGTTTCGCCAGAGTCGGGATCTTCGGCAGTCGTGGTCCGACGTTCGCCCCAGATAAGGGTTTTCTCGAGGCCATCAAGATGGTCGATGCCGTTGTCCTTGAGGGCAATCTCGTAATGTCCAGACTTATTGTAAACCAACGGCGCTTTGAGCGCATAACTCGTGAGCGAGAATGCGTTCTTGTGCATCTGGGTATAGTTCTCGATTTCGATCGGGAACTTGGAACGGCCCTGACGGGACCGCGAGCCTTCGGCGTAGGCGGAGCCTTGAAGGTAGACATATTTGCCCTCGGCCGCGACAGAGTTGACCACGGTCGAAGTCGGAACCGCGGTGCACTCGAAGTCGATGTAATCGGCTCCGGTGGTGTTGGTTCCAGTGACACGACCGTTGAGATTTCCAGTGCCGGATGTCAACGTCAAGTCGACGAACATGATGGTGTCATCGACTTGGAAGTTGCTGGCGTCATCGACATAAACGCGAAGCGCAAGCCCCGCGGTGATGGTGATCGGGGTGCCCGCGGTCGTGGTCGTACCTCCGAGGTAGAATACAATGTCAGTCGTCGGTTGGCCCGACGTGCTCGTAAGTGTCTTAATCTGCTGATACCGTTGTTCCTGCCAACCAAACTTGGGAAGAGGAGTCTCTTCCGGTTCGAAATGGCTGAGGAGTTCGGTCAATACAGCACTGCCCTGCGGAAAGTCATAAGCGACTCGACGCCGGATGTTCCTGGACCAGTAATCGTCCAGGCGTTCACTACCAATTAGCCCAAGAGGCATAGGGATGTTTTTCTATTTATCTGCGTTATGGACTAAGTTAAGACACAGGTCGAGGACGTCCGTTAACCTCGAATCTTGGGAAAGAGGGAAGCGGCTTTAGGCAAAGCCTTTCCGCCTCCATTCATGTCTCCACTACCAGAGCCCCCAGCTCCACTTCCGTGGACTTGAGGGGTAATACGATTGGGCGAAGAACCTGGATTCATCGCTTGGGCCCCATTTGGGGTCAGTTGAAAATTGGGATTGTGAACCTTGATGACCTCGGCGAGATTGTTCGCGAGAAGGTCAAAGGCTTGATCGCGAGAAAGTCCATTAAATTTCCCTTGGGCGTGGAGTTGCTGGGCAACACCGTTGACAAAAGGCTTAGATTTCGGATCAGCAAGTTGCGGATATCGATTGGCAAAAGCGGCTTCGGCTTCTTGAGAGGCGCGTTCCTGAAGAAGCGACTGGACCGGAGACAACTTCTGCTCGAATTGCTGCTGCATCTCGTACAAGCGAGCTTGCATGATGGTATCGGCCTGGCGAATGAGCCCATCTCGCATCTTCTGGAAGGCCGTTTTTTGGCTCTCCAAATTACCAAATTCCTGAACAAAAGAATCATCGGGTTCCCAGACATTCAGAAGCTTTGCAGCCTCTTCTTTGGACAAAGCCGGAGCATTTTGCTGCGGAGCATTTTGTTTGAATTGCTGGGCAATCATCGGCGCAAAGCTCTCCGCGAAAGCCTTGGCATCGAGAGTGGGGACCGGGGCCGGTCTCGTCTGGACTTCTCCGATTCCCTCAAAACCGGATGACTGCCCGTTCTCCCCTTCATTTCCAAATCCTCCACCCAAATCTGGGTCGAGGAAGAATTTATTAAGTTTCTTCATTATCTTTTAGTTGAGTCTCATTTGGTTGAACAGTTCGAAGAATAGCTTCGATTCTGCCATTGAGGTTAGAGACCATGTCCTCAAAATTAGTGAGGTCGCCGCGAGCTAAGTCAAGCTTAGTCTTTTGTTCGACCTGAAAATAGATGTCCGCATCGGAACGGATGACAAGAGAAAGCAATTCTTCTTCGGTGTCTTTGATTGCTTTTTGAATACCTTTGAGATATTCGCGATAGATTCGAGAATCCAGAAACGAGATTACTTCGTCTCGGAATTCTTCCAATTCGCTAATCTTATCTTCATCACTCATGCGGCAAAAGAAGGATTAGCTTCGGGACTAGGTTTCAATTGAGCTTGCTGAGCTTGCATTTGTGCCATTTGCAATTGCATTTGTTGAGCTTGCTCTTCAGGAGAATACATGAATCGCTCAATAGGAGTACCATCTCGTAGGTACTGAAGCTCCGCCATGATCTTGGCTGGATCGATCCGCGAGGTCAATTGCTGCGCCGCCATCGGATTGGCGGTTATGATCATCGAAAGAAGCTCCTGAAGTTGCTGAGCAGCGAAGCCTTTCTCGGAGGACAAGGTCGCATCGAATACCAGATAATCATCACCACAGACGATTTCCTCTGGAGTTCCTTGGAATTCCAGATACCTTTGCTGAAGCATCTGAGGATCTTTGACTCCTCCAAGTGCCCAACCAAAAGAAGTCATAGATAAGGATTGTCTCGAATTAGAAAGCATCATTCGACCGATAGGAGCAAGTCCGCTCTCCCACAGCAAATGCCCATGCATTTTCATCCGGCCCGCAGCGCCCGCGGTCTGAACTCGATTTTCTTGAGCGGACCGTCGGCCAGAATTCATTTGTCCCATGAAATTGTCATTGACTCCGGTGACCATTTGCATCAATTTGCCAAGGATGTCAACGTCGGTCATGTGATTTCCGGTGACGTCTTGGACGGCCAATTGGGTTACACCCTGAGCAGCAGCCTGTCGACCCATTCCTTTTTTGGTGAAAATGTCGCCTTCGCCATCGTAAGACTTCATCTCAATCACATCAGGATTTACAATCATTCGATTCTGAATGACCCGGCGAACAGAAGTAATATGAGAGTTAACAAACCAAGAAATGACATCCTGAAGGCGATAGATCAAATCTGCCAATCCCCAAGTGTCCCGATGCATGTCTGGGGTGAATTGGCCAACGCCATATCCAAACGTCTGATGCCATTCTTCACAAGGCTCGCAACGGATGATCCGGTTGTCATTGGCGTACCAGATGTTATATAGAACCGGCCAAGTCTCTTCTCCAAGAGTCTTCCCATCCTGCATCTTGAAATCCTTCGGGATAATCCAGCGGCGCATCTTAGTCACGATGACTTGGGATTTACGATTCGAAGCATCCCAGACATGCGGAATGGCGAATGTCATCCGGGTGATGGCCCCGCGAGTAGCCTCAAGATTTTTAGGCAATCCCTGAATGAAATCGACCCCGGCGACAAGACCATCATCTTCAAGCTTTCTCAATCCTGCCATTGTGAAATCTTCTTCACTCGCGCAGAAATTTCCCTTATTAAAATCCGAAATCGGAAAACTCGGATCTGGAAACCAACGATACGGGGATACCGAACGAATCAGATTTCCCTCAAATTTCGTGAATGTCTTCCATTCCGCGGCCGATGCGGCCGGGGCCGTCAACGGAACGCCGGCGAGAATCTGGGTTATGTCCTGTGGGGTTGGTTTGACAAAGATCTTTGTCGTCTCTTCGGTCCAGGAGGTCTCGAGAATCCCCGTGCCAAAGCGGCCAACATCGAGGAGGAACTGAAAGAGATTCTTGGAACCATTGGACCGATTCCAATCGCGATTCAGAATGTTCTCCGAGTCTTCCCATTTTTGACCATAATCTTCAGACCCCGTCGGTTTTAGCTCGAAGAATGTAGCGTTCTGTTTGAATAAAAGAAAAAGAAACGAGGTGAAGGTCATTACCTGAGCAAAGGTATTCGGAACCACCATCTTGGTTGGCTTGTCTTTGATGGCTTGCTTCACATCTTCCTCGTCAAGTCGCCGCTCGCCGCGGAAGACTTCGTCGTGCATGTCCCATTTGGAATAGTTCTTGGACATGCGGGAACGAGAACGCTTGACATCTTCAAGACATTCCCTAAGAAGTTGCTCGTGGAAATCCGAGACTGCTTCCTTTTTCAATTCCTCGGTTAAATGTGGGACCATCATATACGAAGGAGATTGCCAGGGCGGAACATTTGGACAAGGTCTTCATCTGGCCGAACGAGAGATTTCCGGCTAACGTAATTAGTTTCAGGTTCAACGTAATCCAGACCATTGAGGACTAAGCGATAAAGGTTCTCCATCATGTGGTCGTCCTTGTCCTTGGGTTTGTTTTTGTCAGGATCATAGACGTATCGAGAGAACTCGCGAAGGGTTTCCTTGAGGCGAGGGGAAAAGAAAATCGTAGGCAACTTTGTCACCACATGTCGCTCGTTCAATTTATCCTTGACCGCGGAAATCCCAGTCGTCAAGTCTTTCGACGCAGGATCGAAATAAATTCCTTCCTCCTCGATGGCTTCCAGAACATCCGCGGTTTCGGTGACCGGGTTGACAATAAGCGCCTTCGGGTCAATAATCTTGGAAACACAATGGCGATCAAGAGTGACCAACTTCGTCCCGTCCTCGGTCTTGAGTTTGGTAACAATCTGAAGTTTCTCTTTAACAAGTTTGGCGTTGGGCTTAATCAGAGGTTCACAGAAAAGCTCGTCGTAGATGAAAACCGTTCCATCCGGGGCTGTCGCCGCGAACAGACAAGCCTGAGGAATCCTCGCGCCATGAACATCCCAAGCGACACGAATGGTGTAGTTGAGAGGGGGAAGCCAATATTCGGACCAGCCTTTGGGGACGTCGCAGAGAACGTGCATATCGTGAACGAATTCACGATAGACAAGACCAGCAAGATTCAAGGGTAAACCATGAAGACGACAAGCTTTTTCCTCGGTAGTCAATGAAGCCTCGAATTCTTTAACCCCAGCCTCATTGCGATACGGATTATCGTAGATCGATCCGGTGATGACGTATTTATTATCGAAAAATCTGCCTTCTTCAGAATTGATAATCCCTGTCGCATTTGGTGGATTGAATTTGTCGTAAATCCACATTTCGGTGAGAGGGGTACAGGTGAATGCGAACTTGCCGTTGCGGTCCATGAGTCCGCGGGAGTGCGCTTTGAACATGGACTCCGGAACCGGTTCGTCGATATGGATGTAATCCCAATCCTTAGACTCACCCCCCATCCGATTGTGTTTGAAAGATTCAACGGTGTCGAAGGTGATCGTCGAAACCCCGCCACCAAATTCCTCTGGCCGAATGACTTCGATCTTTGTGATTCGGTCACCGCGACCCCCAGTCGTAATCTTACCAATGTTCTTCTCTGGAATCAGCTTCCAAATCTTTCCCCAGGTATCGAAACTTCCTTCTCTCCCCGTAAAAACTTCCTTCGCCATGTCCCAATCGACAACCAGGATAAGGCACTTGAGAGGGCGCTGCGGAATCCCGAGAGTCACAAACGGATGATTGTGCCCGCCCGGATGGATCTCAACGACTGAACGGTCGCCACCGAGAATCTCAAAACGATGTCGGTACCACAGACGCCCTCCAAGTGCAAAAGAAAGTGTTTCGGCAACGCCGCAATCGGATTTGCCAAAGCGATTGCCGGTGAACAAGCCTCGACCGGTGAATGCTCCGGCGGTATGAAATTTGTGCTGTTTCCAATGGGGGCGATAGAACTCTAGTCCGTTCGCCTCGCGAATCGCTTTGGCCTTGAGAATAGCATCCCGTTCCGCTTGAAGCTCAGAGAGCCGTGCGCGGGCAAGAATTTGATCCTCTAAGGAAGATTCGGTCATTTAGCGGTGAGGGCGACGGCAACGGAGAAGGTTAGAACAAACAGGACGATTCCGGCGATCCAGATCGCAGAGTAGAATTCTTTTTGAGAATCGTTCATACGCATGCCTCAAAATGCATCCAATCTTTGCGGCCGGTGTAGTCGCCTCCCCAGCGCCAGCCTTCGGCTTTGAAGATTTCCACGACGGCAGACGGCATCCGACCGCTAGTGGCTCCGAGTGGGTTGTGCTCCGCGTCGATGTCGATGGCCGCCCCAAAAGCGTGCATGGACTTGTGATTCGCGCCGCGGACGTTGCGGTCATTGTAGACCCCATCGAAGATGTCCACGCCGGTCGCGTGGATGGTCTCGGGTGAGCCATAGTGCGCGAGAATCGCGGCGAAGATTCGGCGCAGGCTTGCGGCCACTTTCGGGTTGCAAGAGATGCGGTGTGTGAGTTCACCGTCCGCGCTAAACAGATGCATTGGGAATGGCAAGTCAACTTGTGTGAGGTTCGGCGGATAGCCGAAGAATGCCTGCGCGTCGGCCTCACGCGGCCAGTCGTTGTGTTGCAGGCCAGCGAGACTCGGGATGGGTTCTTCTGTTGCTGCCGGATGAATCAAACCGTCGAGTGCGGCTTGTGAGCGCGGCCCCCAAATACCGTCAGGGGTGACGCCTAAAAGGGTTTGGATGTCGGTTAGTTTGCTCATAACAGAAAAGGTTTACTGGCAGTGGCTGTTGCCTCCGTAGCCCGCGCGTGGATAGGGAGGCACGTCGCGATAGCCGAACGCCCAGCCCAGCGCGGTGAGGGGAGCGCAGACAGCACTAAGGATAAGGCCAATAAAGAGAAGTCCTGCGCAGAAGCAGACGCCGGCGGCATTATAGGCAAATGAGTGCTCACCCCATTTTCGATAATGTTTCACTTGATTACTCCTCCGGTCATGGCGGGAATTGTTGCGGACATGATGCCCTGGGTCACGCCGGCCCCGACTTTCTGGATCACGATAGCGTTGTTGATTTCTCCGTCGAGGACCATTCCGGGACCAGAAATTCGGCCTTTGAAATTCGAGGAGACTGAGACGAACTTTTTGCCATCGGGATAATAGGCCGTGGTACAGCCTGAGCTACCCAACAGGATTAAAAGTAAAAGCTTTTTCATCGAAGTTGGGAGGGAATTGTGCAACCGACGAAGAGGGAAAGTACAAGGAGAAGGAAAAGAAGAAGACCGATGAGTTTGACAATCTGCGGCGGAACACCAAACTCTGCCGCGACCCATTTGATAATAAGCCAAAGGATTACCGCGATGATGAGGTAGACGATGATGTTGACAAGCCAGAGGATAGGCCCAGTGCCGGAATGGATGATGAAGTAAGAAAGAGTCATATTTCAGGGGTCACGTTTACGATCTTGTTTATCTTTCAGTTCGAGACGAATAGCATCTACTCGGTCGGCTACGCGGTTAAGGTCGGTGCGGATTTGGATCGCGTCACGGGTGTTGCGTTCTACATCGGATTTGATCGAAAGTACCCAAGCGGTGGCAAGGACAGCGAAGACGATAATGGCAACGATTGCACTCCAGACCTGTTTTGCAAGCGCGGCTCGGTTGCCGTATTTTTCTACAAGACGGGACTCAGCATCCTCGCTCTCGTGCTGACGAGTGTTGAAGCGCTTGAGTAGATTCTCCTCTTCTGGGGTGAGTTCACTGTGGTTCATGGCGTTGTCCCGCGCGCCGCAGTACGTCCAGTTGAAGGGCTTTGAAAAAGGTTGGGATGAAGCCCATTAGTGAGCCCTTAATGAAGACGTGCGCCGCTCCAGCCACCATACACGCTGCGCTAAGCGCATCGTCGGCGCATCCGGTCAGCACGATGACCGGCGGAGGGAAGTTCTTGATCTCGGCCATAGTGTCCTCGGGTGAGGAGTCAGGCAGGTCGAGGTCGAGAATGGTGACGTTGGAGTCGTCTCGCTCCTTACGGGCGTCCTCCATCGTATGGACAACGACGACCTTCATCTCGTCGCCGGGGAGTTTCCAACTCGCCTCGATGAGCATGGCGAGCGCGGCGGCGTTTTCGCGGTGGTCGTCGACTATGAGGACTTTGGTCATGCAGGGAGAAGGTCAGCGAGGTACGCTTCGCAGGCGGGCACGTCGGACCAGTTCACGGGGATAAGGACGGCGATTACGTCGACAGCGGCGCGACGACCGCCAGTAAAGGCGGGGAGGCAGAGGCCAGTGCGATCATCCGTGCCAGCGTTACCTGCGCCAACTTGCGAACCGTTTGACCGAAGAATAGAATCCGCGCCGTTAAAAGAGGCCGAAATCACGTTGAAGAAGTTATCCGCCAAGGTGATGCTGACAGAGAATCCAGCCCCCGCGTAGACCGTGCTTGAGGGTGTATCCACTTCGAGGATGGCACAATTGTCGGGGGAGTTTCCCGTCGTGACTTCGTCGCCGCTCGCGGGTGAAATCGCCCTGTTCTTATAAGCGTAAACAATGTGATGAGGTTGCGCTACGGCAAAGGATTCACCAAGCGTCATGCCGGCTTGACCAGGGAAACGAAGCACTGGAACGCCAGAAACAATCTCCATGGTAATTCCGACTCCTGTGGACGTGAGTAAATGGGAGTTGCCGGAAAGTTCGTCATTCCACGAGCGCACTGTGTCGCCCGTCACGGCCGGAATGGTGCCAGCCATATCGGTGTAAATGCCAAGTGGCACATTGTCGCCAAGGTGCGTTTGAAGCCGTGCGACGAACGGGATATTGGCGAGCGGGTCGACGGTGCCGGAAAGTCGGGTGACGGTGCCGTTGAACTTGATGACTGCGGAGACGTTGAACATAAGGGGATTAGGCTTCGGAGTAGTAGAGGGCAAGGACGCTGATGTTTCCGGCGACAGAGGATTGGACTTGTAGTTTTTTATTCGCTGTCCCGAGTTTCAGCTTGGCGCGAGTCACAAGATTCACGGTCGATCCTGCTGCGAGATAGAACGGACCGTAGATGACCGTGGCGTCGGATTCGATGTTGAAACTTACCGAGAGCGCAGTGTCGGACGAAATGATGAGATCGGTGATGACAAGCTTCTGGCCTGATGTTGGAGCATCGGTCACGCTGGCTACAGCGGAGTGTTGATCGGCAGAAGTAAATGGCACTCCGGCGACGCCACGGACTGTGGTCCACGCCGCCCCTGCGTCGCTACACGCTTGAGCTGTCCCACTCGCAATCCCCTGCACGGTGATGACATTCGCCGATGCCGTGCCCGCGGTGCCGAGAGATGGTTGCTTGGCTAAAATAGCCGCAAGGTCAGTATGATTTGCTGCGATTAGTGCAGCGTCATTGGTCTGGAGAACGGTGCCATTAGTTATCCCTTGGACAGAAAGGACTCCAGCATTTGGAGTCCCAGCGGTCCCCGCGATCCCTGGACCGATTCCCAATGTGATCGCATTGGCAATGACCTCAACGGCGGCCTCGAAGGTTGTCCAGCCAGCCGGATTGGCCGCAGACGCAGTATTCATCTGCGTCTTTAGGAGTGAGGTAGTGGCCATAAGGGCGAGCTATTAGCCGGTGATGGTGATGCCACCAGCCGCAGCACATTTACAGGAAGCAAAGTAAAGCGTCCCGTTCATGGTGATGGTGACTTCGTCGCCGATGACCGCGGTGTTGGCGATGAAGTTGACCACGTCGCCACCAGCGGTGTCCTCGTGATCTTCGGCGCCGCCAGAGGAAGATAGAACATGGCCGACGATTTTGTCAGCGGTAGCTCCGGTGATGGTATATGCCGTGGTCGGCGCGGTCAGGACAATGAACTTGAAGGAACCGGTGACGGTTAGAGCGGGCAATGTCACGTCGAAACCGCCGGCAAGATTCAAGAAAAAGGTCTTCCCGGAATCACCCGCGGTCAGGACTCGCGCCGCGGTCAGAGTTTCTTGATTGCCGGCACCAAAGGCCGTCCAGGTCGTCCCGCCGCCGGAATTAAGATAGGTTTGCCCAGTCAACAGATCCACATACAACGTCGGGGTGTCCCGCGAGGCACTTGGAATTCCTTGGCCCTTCAAAACTTGCAATTCATCTGGTCGATACATCCATCCCATACATTTGTTTGCCTCGGATTCGGCGTTACGGTGGCGCTTGATTTGTCATTGGCGACCCCACCGGGTATCGTCAAAAGAAGGGCGGGATAGCCCTTCGGAAAGTTAGAAATGGAATTAGGGCTAACCTAGCGGGGCTTCATTACGCGATTCGGCTTCGCCGTCTCGCTAGGAATTAAGCTGTATCAATGGCCCCGATCCGTTGCTTCGCAGCCGGCGGACTTCGGACTCAAGACGTTCGACCTCCGCCACGGGATCGTTAGACATGTGCTGAACTTTAGACTCGACAAGGGTCAGAGATTTACCAAGGTTCCGATCCAGAATCTCTTTGGCTGCCGCGATGCGGGAGGATTTCGGAGCCTTAGGATCGTTGCAGATTTCAATGAGGGTAACTGCGGCACTTGACCCCGCGCCTTTTAGAATCGCCATTACCCCATCTTGTCCGTCCTCCATTAATTCCTTGACCCTTTCCATGAACCACGGCGTACGGAAAAGCTCAAAGATTTGATCCTTAGAAACTCCACAAAGGTCCGCAATAGCTCCTTGGGTCATCGTCCCCAAGGCCACATACTGTGCAGCATGTTTCATCCAAGGAAGCTCATGCCCGATCCCAGAAAGATTCATTTTCTTATTATGACCTTGCGGCCCCGCCGATGGAGTATGAAGAAATCCAGGAAGAATCTGGCCTTCAGGAGAAAGCTTAGACCTTGTCTTGGTTTCCTCGACCACGATTCGATTGGGAATCTGGGTTTCCATCAGGGTAAGATATGAACAATCTCTCGGGGCAAAGGCCCGCAGCGGACTGCGCCGCTGGGAAGCTGAGATTTGAGGTTAGCCTTTGCCCTCTCCGAAAATTCCGTCACGCCCAGAACCCTCGCCGCGACCCGCTTGGGAGCTAACGGCCCCGCCTCATTTTTTCCCGAATTTTCTTCTTGCTTCATCTTGCCCCAGCCTATACCTTCCTTTTCGTGCCCGCAAGCTTTATTTTCACCAAGGCAAGGAAGGCCATATCGGTGGGCCGTAGGCCGGTGGCCAATGGCCGAAGTCTTGCCATTGGCCAAATTGGCCTTAGTTCTAACGGAAGGGAACGAATTTCCGTTAGGGTGCTGTGTGTGATCTACACTATCTCCCAATGGGTCAAAGGGCAAAGGTACCCCGGAGCGGCGGCGCCGTCCCCGTTCTATATAGAAAGTGGAAGCGAACGCCCACTCAAACAACCACTGGCGGCGGGCCAGCTAGGTGCCCGATAGCAAGGGCGGTTCCTTTAGAAAATCTGAAATTTGGCGGAGTAAGGGGAGTACGTGTGCGCAGAGCGAGCGAAAGCGCGAATGCACACAGCCCCCGGAGACGCCAAAGGAAATTCCGGCGCGGCAGGTGGCGAACACAGGTTCGCTGGCCTGCCCGTGGAACGCGCCTAGGAAGGCGTAGAACGCGGGTGCAGGTGGGTTCGGGTGTACTGCCCTTGCCAAAGCCGCGCGGCCCGTAGCGGGCAAATTCAAGTTAAGGTAAACAAACTTAACCATTTCCGCTAACGGCCCTAGAAAGATTTCCGTTAGGGTTATCTTAGTCAGAAGAGACTTCATCGATAGTACCAATTCAGGGTATCAATGGACCTAACTCTTCTGACACAAAATAACCATTATGGGAAAGCAGATTGAAGTGTCAAGTTCGTTCGGCAATATCGCATACACCGCGCGATTGGATGTTAGCGAAGCGGTCGAAGCGGCTTTGCTCAAACAGGGTGCCTTGCGCATCTTGCAGGGGAAGGTATCGGGGCAGGCGGAGAAGGAGTTGGCGGGGTATGAGAAGCGGCCAGCGGGTTACAAGCGGACGGATATTCCGTGGTCGGAAGCGAACGGCCAGGTGCTCGCGAAGCATTACAAAGGGGTTGAGGTGGAGATCGGGGAGAATGAGAAGGGGGAAAGCATCATGGAGGATTTGGGAGTGACCGAGGTGATCGTGTCGGAGTACGTGCCGACTGCGGGGAACGAACCGCGATACAAGTACGAGAAAGAAGTTCTCAAGCTGTATCTGTTCGAGGAAGACGGAAAGACCCCGAGGAAATTGAAGACGGGCGAGGATCGCTCGGCGGCGAGCTACGCGGAGAGCCGTGGGCTGGCCGCGCCGACGGAGCCTTGGGAAGAGGATCAGGAGTTTCTGAAAGAAGTGAAGGCGTTCCTCAAGCGGCAGGCTGCCGGGCAGCAGGACTAGGGAAGGACGGCGGAAGTTTGATTCCGCTTTCATACACTCCGCTTCGCGAGGGCAACTTCGCGGGGCGGCAGTATGAAAAAATAAGAACTGGAAAGAATCGTTGTAAGATATAAATTCAGAGTCAAGGTTCGATCCCTAGGCTTTTGGATGATATAGATGAGGAGCGAAATGAGACAGAGAGACAATGGAAACGGGGAGGAACGTTACTCTCTCGCTAGTCCTTCGCTCCTCATCTATGTCATACAAAAACGGACAAGGTTTGTCGAATTACGCGCGACAAGCCTTGGCAGAATGGAAAAGGGAAATGCGTAAGCAGAAACAGCGAGCAAATGCTCGCGGAAAGGAGAAAGGATGAGGAAGGTTAAAATTGATCACGGCGGAGGAAGGTGGGAGGATCAATGGATAGAATTCAAGGAAGGAGGAAGAATAAAGGAGCAAATCGGAGCACTAAGGGGATTTCGATGAAAACTCCGAATCCGATTGGCTGGAAATCCAGCTATTGGCCGGAACCTAAGGGTGGCGGGAAACCGATCAAGCGAGTGAGCTTGGAGGAAATTAGGAAGCTGATTCGAAAGGAAAGGATCAAAGCGGATATTGATCGAGATTGAAAACTTTCAGATTATGAAAAACAGAACCGTAGAGATACGTTGGACGGGTGAAGTATTGGTTACTTGTCTATGCGAAGATGGAAAGGTAAAGCACAAAATAACCGCCGATGAATACGACGGCATTGCCACAGCAGTACGTCGGTGGTTACACGGAATCATTTAATTGATCATCGGGACTAGAATTGACACGGAGAATCTAGGTTCGAGTCCTAGGTTTTCAAGTCAGTTTTATGTTAACCAAAGAAACAAACGATTGGCCAACGAAATTCCTCCGGGAATTGATTGCGCTAATTTTGAGTCAGAAGAGATAGGGATCGGAAATCTTTGCGAACAATCGGGGGAGGGAGGGAGGGAGGGTTCGCTTTCATTATCAGCGGTGAATGGTTCAATTCCTTCGCCGTTGTCGTATGAAATTCCAAGGATTCAAGAAAAACAAATCGGATTCCGCGATGTATCGAAACGACTGTGTCGTTCGGGCATTGGTCGAAGTGACAGGGTTGGAGTATTGGTTGGTCAAAGAGGTGTTGAGACTGGAGGGAAGAAGAAACGATAACACCGGATTCAATGTCCACGGGTGGCTGAAGAAATACAAGGGAGAAGTCTTGGGATTCAGTTTCATCAAAACGGATCTTCGTCCAGAGGGAAAATTCTTCTGCTATAACAAAGGCCACGCTTGGGCGGTGGTGAATGGTATTCTTTGTGACCAAGTTCCCGGTGGACGGCGGCACTTGGAATGTTATCTGGTGATTCGGAATCCCGATGGGGATGACACGGAACCCCTTATGGCCAAGGCCAGACAACGGGCGAGGATTTATATGGAAGACTAACGGACGCAAAACGTCCGCGCAATTCGGAAAGGATTCAACCTCCTTTTCTGGGATTAGATTTGAGCAAAGGGAATGCAAATCGGGTGTACATAACAAGAAAAAACCCACTCGATTAATTTTGTCCCTTTGCTCAAATCTGATTCTTTTGGGGAAGTTCGATCCATAGTCTTTCTGTCACTTTCGTTTTTATTTCCAATCGGAAATCTGGCGCTAACCGAACCCGGTGAATTTCCCCGTTCCCCTTGGCCGTTTCCCAGCCTCCCGACTCCCTTGGCCACAAAGATTCTTCTTGCATTACCTACGCTTCCCCCGTAGGTTGGAAGCGTAGGGGAAACTGCTTTTAGCCTTTGCACTTTGGCCTGAAATTCAACAAACCCAAACAACACAAGAACACAAACAAATACATTTAATTTATAATAATATATTAATTTATATAAATTAAGTATGTAATCCCTAAAGGGTCTGTTTTGTTTGGTTGTTTGGGTGGGTTGAATGTATGGCCGATGGCCGTTGCCAATTTCAGCTTTCTCCTACGCTACCCACTACCGTAGGGAGAGTAAAAAATCCTTAACCCCGTAAACAAAATGGTTATCATAAACCCCGATCGAAAGTGTCACAATCCCGGATGTCAAAAAGTCGCCGAGGGACAAACGTTTTATTGCAGCTTACGCTGTAGGGACCGCGCCAAGTACCTTCGCCGATTGGAAAAGCAGAAGCAATCGGATAAGGCCTGGGAAGAACATCAACCGGGAAAAGGTGCCGATGGAATCGAGCGAATCGATTACATGTGCGATGAACAATTGGATTTCATGGTCGAATCGATCAAAGTCAACCCTTCCATGTCGCCGTTTCATTGTAAACATGTCCCGAAGGATTGCAAATGGAAAGCGCCAGCGGGTTTTACTTGGGAAATCCTGCTGAATGGTGATGGAAAACTGGAGAAAATCTAAATGAAAGCAGAAAATTTTAATCACACTGGAGAAGGAAATTTCACTGTCGAATTTACTTACGAAGAAATTTGTAAAGTAGGTTCGGCACTCAAGCTAGCTAAAAAATTCAACCCTGAATTTGAGGCTTTGTTTTGTGTATTTAATGCGATGAAATATGGATACTCTAGGTATGTTCCTAATGCCAAAGAGGTTATTGATTCGCCAACTAACACTCTCAAAATATGACCTCAAAACACCGAAGATATCGAGCGTTGGCCAAAGCCTATCTGGAAAAAGAACCCGAGCCCGCTGGTCTCACCCTTTGGCACAAAGGAAGCCTGCTTTTGATCGCGGGGATTTTCTTCCTTCTGGGATATCTTTTTGCGTTCTATCAATAGCGGGATGGCGTAGCCAAACCGCGCTTCAGGGAGCGAAACTCCTAGAATTTTCCGGAACAGTCGTTGTGAATTGGAGGCATTCAGCTCCGCGCAGTGTGGAGCGGATTCCACTTCGTCCCTTTTATGAAAAAACAAAACAATGGTCCCCGTAATCTTCCCTGTCCTTGTGGCAGCGGAATCAAATGGAAGAAGTGTTGTGGTGACGCCGCGAAGGAGACGGAAAGGAATCAGGCGGCTTGGTCGGCCCCGACGCAAAGCGTCGCGGACACCGACACTCTTGCCACACGTTCTGCTCGTCGGCGAGAAGTCTCAAATCTTATCCTTATGGCCGCGAGCTTGGGAGGGATTCGATGAAAGACGAAATCCTGACAGAAGCAATCACAGTTTCAGAGGAAATTGATCCACATCGGCCAACCTGTCCGCGATGTGGAAGTTTACTCATCGGAAGGCATTGTCTTGGGGACAATTGTGGATATTCAAAATCAATTCCAGGTCGAGATTGCGGTCGGCAGCCGCGAATCGAACGAAAAGCGAATCAGGTAATTGACCTGATGCTGAAATATGGAATTACACTTCCCAAAAATGCCATCGAGTGGAGGGTTCCGCCAGAGCCACAGAGTGGGTATATCCGCGGAATCACCACTTGTTCCATTTCCCTCCTCCTCACCGACGGGATCGTCGGCTGGTTTGCTTATGACGACGGGACCACGTTGTTCGGACATATGCAGCATTTCGAACGGGATAAGGAGACGAAAGAACGGATTGCGAAGGCAAGTGCGGGACCGAGGAAACATTCCAAGAAACCATTGAACCCGAATATCCAAGCTGACATTGACCAAGACTAATGAAAATAGAATTTTACCAACATCCAAACAACTCCTCTGCATTTGTCCTTTACGCCGGGGGCAAATTCATCGGGTCCGCATTTAATTATCATCCGGGCGAGATTGGGGATCTCGAAGAGGTCCGACTCGCTCAACAAACCTGTCAATGATCCAAACCCCTTCCATTTTCCAAGAGAATATTTTCTCCGAAATCAAATCCGGGGAATCAAGTCTTTTGATTGAAGCCGTTGCCGGCTCCGGCAAAACCTCGACCATTGTCCATTCGACTTCGCTCATCCCCCCTCACATTCTCACCGTCTTCCTCGCCTTCAACAAAAACATCGCGACCGAACTTGAGTCGCGAGTCCCCCGGCACATCCAAGTCGGGACATTTCATTCTAGGTGTCTTAGAGCTTTGACTCGAAGTCTTCCCAAGTCCCCAAAGATAGACAAGGATAAGGTTCGGAACATTTTATCCCTTGCTCAAAAAGAAAAGCTCATCACTTGGTCCGAATTTGAAACTTACTCCCAATTCGTAACCAAATTGGTTTCCTTGGCCAAATCCTCCGGGCTTGTCCCGGCGGAAGAGTGCCCCGCGGGCTGGTCGGATTTGGTTGGGAAATTCGGACTCTCTGGCGATGGCCCAGACTTCGATGAGAGTCGCGGTATCGCAATCGCGAATCGAGTTTTGCTCGAAAGCAACTCGGACACGAAGATCGTGGATTTCGATGACATGTTGTATCTTGCTTGGCTAAGGAATTGCCAATTCGATAAAGCCTCCCGAATCTTTATCGACGAAGCGCAAGATACGAATTTTATCCAGAGAGAACTCACCAAGCGAATGGGAGATTTCAGTCCTTCTGGTCCCTCTCGCCTGATCGCAGTCGGTGATCCCTCCCAAGCTATCTATGGCTTCCGCGGTGCCGATGCGGATTCGATGACCGCGATCCAAAAGGATTTCGGATGCAAATCTTTGCCATTGTCCATCTCCTATCGCTGTTCCCAAGCAGTTGTAAGAGAAGCTCAGAAATATTTGAATTAAATGACTCAAGAAGAATTAAACAAATTAACTCCCGAAGAAAAACGCGTGAAGATCGCGGAGTATTGCGGCTGGCGTCTATGCAGGCCATGGGAGGCTGACCCTGAAAGGAGGCTGTTTGCATATCCAAACCGACTCCCTGACTACCTCAACGATCTCAATGCCATGCAGGAGCCGTGGGAGTGTCTAGGATGGGAAGAGAAAAACGAGTGCATCGAGTTTCTTAAAGACATCGTGGAAGAGGCGGATTGCGAATCCTACTTTGCCACCGCCGCCCAGCGCGCCGACGCGTTTCTACTTACCCTATGATCCAAATGTTGGCTACGGACAGGCCACGAGTCCGCAAGATTTAGAATTTATCTAAATGAATTACAACACCATCGAAATTACCGAGGTTCCTTTTGACATCGAAGTCAAAATGAAAGACCATTTTGGGAAGGAATACGAATTTATGTTTACCGATGAACAAGCGGATAAATTCGTCTGTGATCAGCCTGGAGATTACTTCGTGATTGATAATCGAACCGAACCTCAAACTAGGCAGTATGTGAGAGATTTTCGCCTTACCCATTCTCTATGATCCTTCCATCTCCAACAGCACCCGAGGGTTCGGTAACTCATCTTGATCGATATTCACCTTCCGACTTTCCTTCCACTTCCGCCATCCTTTGCCGCAACACCGCCCCTCTTGTCTCCCTCGCTTTCTCCCTTATCCGCCGAGGCATCGGCTGCCGAGTCCTGGGAAGGGAGATCGGACAGGGCCTTGTAACTTTAATCAAAAAACTCAATGCCCAAGATATCTTCCAACTCCAAATCAAACTCGAAATGTATGAAGCCAGGGAAGTCGAAAAGTTCGAGAGGAAAGGCGAACTCCAGAGTGCTGATTCTATCCGAGACAAGTGTCAATGCATTTCTATCTTTCTTTCTGCGAGTTCGAGCATCGAAGATCTCTGTAATAGAATCGGAAACCTCTTTGACGATAACTCTAAAGGCTTACTGACTCTTTCCACCGTCCATAAATCCAAAGGTCTCGAGTGGCCAAAGGTATTCATTTTGGACAAGTCCAAACTTATGCCCTCTCCTTTTGCCAGACTCGACTGGCAAAAGCAACAGGAGATCAATCTCATTTACGTCGCCATCACCCGCGCCAAACTCGACCTAGTCTACATCGAATCCGACAAATGGAAAGAAGAAAAAGAGAAAGAACCAAATCTATCCAAAGCTGATCTCAAGGATCTCGACTACCTTACCAAACTAGAAAATGATTATGACAGAGACTAATCCCGTCCAACTTTCAAAGGAAGTGAATCAACTTATTACGTCAGAACAAGACCCACTTGGAGCGATCCGTCAACGAGACGAGACTATTGAGCGGCTTGTCACTGAGCTTGAGAAATGTTCTAAGGAACTATGGACTCGCAAGGAGACCATTGAGCGGCTGACGCGGGAGCGGAATGAGGAGAGACGAGAGAAGGAAGCACTCCAAACAGGGTGCGAAGTATGGGCAGGGATTGTAGGAGGATTTAGAATCGAAACAGAGGCCATCAAAGCCGAGTTGGAGAAAGCGCGGGAGGAAAAGGAAACCGCCGTAGACGATTGGCAAAAACAAGTGAACGAAATGCGAGGCACGCTGAACGAAGCTCGGGAGGAGATCGCGCGGTTGAAGGCAGACAAGGCGGAAGCCTACGCGAGTGAAATTCACTCCCTCCGCGCCGAACTCACCGCCGCGAGGGAGGACGCAAAAAAGTGGAACGATTGTGCGCAAACAATCGGTGGAGAGCGCGACGCCGCCGTCGCTCGCGCCGAGAAGGCAGAGACCCTCGCTACGTACAAAGACCAAACGGCTACAACCTTCATGAACCAAGTGAAGAAACTCCATGCCGAACGCGACACCCTTCGCCAGCAACTCGCGGAGGCGGAGAAGAAGCTAACCAATATCCTGACCGATGTTAACTACGAAGGTGGAATCCCGTGGCACAATGCGAGATACAACGACCTTTGTATAGCAAGCTCGCGGATCGCTCAAGATCACGCCGAATCCCTTGCCTCTTTGGAGGCGACGCGAGAGGCGCTGGAGAAGTGCAATCCAACACACGTTTGGGATATGGCGAGGCAGTATTACACCGGCAACCATCGCGATTCTATCACAGTATACCATGACGAACTGTGCGCACTGTGCGCAATGGCGACCGCCGCCCTCTCCCTTTCCCCATCCACAGCCCTCCACGCGCTCAAGCTGGAGATCGCGAAGCGGGCGTGGAAAGAAGCATGGGAAAGCTCGCACCAACACACCTACTTCCCAAACAAGGGTGAATGGGAAGCCAATCGGGATCGCGCTTGGCTCGCCTCCGACATCCGGGCCGAACTGACCAAGGAAAATCCAAATTCCTGACTCTCTTCCCTTCCGTTAGCCCTAAATTCATTTCCGTTAGCGAAAATGCCAAGTTTCCCAATTCCCATTGGCCCGACTTCCGTTCCCCGTCTCTAGCCCTCGAAAATACCTTCATTTTCTTCTTGCTTCTTTGGCCACTTTCGCCTACCTTCTTTTATGCCCAAACCACTCACATTATCGAAGGTCCGCCCGTTGGTCAGGAATCTTTTCCCAGAGAATCAAATCGACTTCGCCGAGAAAGAAGAATGGAAATTGGCGTATTTTGATAACTCTCTAGCCCCGAAATTCGCTGAGCATTCGTGGGATAATGTCCTTCGAGCTGCTCAAAAAGAAGCTTTTACAAAACAAACAAATGCAGAATCAAATGCCTCCTGATTATCCCCCTTTCATCTCGACCAAGTCCGGCCCTCTCTTCCTCGAATTCCAAACCTACGAAAGCCCCGAGGCCTTCGATCGCGACGCCGGCGAACCCCATGCCTGTTTCATGTATGGTCATCGTTGGCTTCTCCATCGCGAGACTCTTCCCCGTTTCGACAAAGCTTTCGTTGAATGGGTCGAAAACCTGACCGGAATGAAACGCCGAGTTGATAAAAAGCGTACCGAAAAGCGGAAGTCGGAAGCCTCGAATCCGGGAAAGATAACCCCCCTCAAGGAACGTTGGTTATCTTATATCGAATGGGTATTTGTAAACGTGGACAAGGAGACTCAGGAAAAAATTCAAGAAGAAGCTCTTCGAGTATCTCGGTCCATGCGAATCTCTTCCGCTCCTGCAGCTTCTTCCTCTCCGGTCGAACCACTGTTCCTCAAACGTGCAGCCTCTTGGCTCGAACAGCCTTTGGATTGGATTAACGAAAAGCTGTCGGGGTATCTCGCTTTGGTCCCGGATTTCCCTCTAGTCCGCGATGAAAACGACAAACCGGTCCTAGAATCCCTTGCTCGCTTGATGCGAGATTATACCCAAAAACAATTAGCCCTTGAAGATTAATGTCCAATCCTGACCCAAATCCCCCGCCTTCTTCCCCACCCCTTCGTCTCTCCAACCCCTATAAACACCCTTCCTCTTCCCCTCTCCGCGACCCCAAAGTCGTTGGCCGAGTCTCTCAATCCGATCACGACTATATCTTCCGTCATCTTCTCACCGGAGAACACGGCGCAGCAGACGCCCTAGTCGGAATCTTCTTCGAGAAGTTCTGTTCTCATCTCCGATCTCTCAACATCCCCGCCGTCTGGGACGAAAAGAATCCAGCCCTCCTAGCCTCAATCATTTCCAATCTCAATTTCAATGCGCGAACTCCTGAACCAGTCCCCCCCAATCCATCTCTCGATCGAGGAGCTCCTCCGCGACGACGCGCCGCTGGTAGCCCTACTGAGCCTTCGAGAAAACCCGCTGCTCGCAACGGCCAGTGATGCCCAACTCCAAGCCATCGTTATGAAATGCCGAATGGTCGCCGCGACGCCGAGCAAGATCAAATCCCTTGTCAGTTCTGGCAACCCCAAAACCAAACGATCTGTTGTTCCATCTGCCCAACGCTTGGCACAAATGAAAAAGTTCTCCGATGAAGATTGAACCAAAATCCACCGCACTAATTCGAGCCAAACAAATCTTACATTCCATGGCCCATATCCAATACCAACCAGTCGCCAATAAAGTCCTAGTGGGTTTATGCGTAGCCGAAACCCTCCGCATCTTGTAGGTTAGTGCGTAATCGCAAACCTTCCTCTCTGCTTGAATAAGCCCAGTGACGGTGGGGAAGTTCGTCCGCCTAAAGATATTGGAGTCATGGCGTAAAATTGATAACGTCCTTTAGGAGACCCGGCTCCTTAACATTCCGGGATTCTTTGGAGACAGGAGCCTTGAGCCACCGATCTCCCGAGCGAGTGGTTGTGAGTACTGCCTAGCTCGTTAAACTCGTCAGAACTCTCCCTCGTTGTTTGCAAGTCTATGTTCGAGGTAAAACAACTAAAGACTTGTAGTGTGGCAGCTTACCTGTCATCGACCGGAATAGGTTGGAAGTGCGAGTCGTTAAACTAAAGGAACTTCCCAGCGTTAACCTTATGGGTGATGGTTAACGAATGCTACGAACCCTTAGCGACGCCGTGGCGCTTAATCCACGGCACGCTTTAGAAGAGTGTCCGTTTGGCCAACGTGGTGTGCTACTGTTATAGAAATGCTCTGTGACGGTGCCTCTAACTCTTCTCGTGGGCAAGCAACGATAAAGCTACCTCTAGGGTGAAGTCTCCTACCTCCAACCTTCCAGTCCCGGCGCTGTCTCACCGGATTCTTTTGAGAGTAAATATGCCGTATCAAGCACTTATTTCTTGCTAAGGAACCTGAGTTATAACTCTCCGCTGACGGCCAGCGATAGGAAGCGAGGGAAAGATTTATCTTCCTGCTCTTCCCGCCGATTCTTTTTCAGCCGCTTGAGTTCCTCATCTTCTCAAGCTTAATAGAAAGATGTAAATCCGAAAGGCTGATGTTTTGGACAAGTTGGAAGCAGCTATAGTGAAAGGCGTTGTCGGTTTAATGACCTAAACAGCGAGCGTCGCGACCTCGAATGCCCAACGGATGTCAGTTCTTCCGTGCCAACTTGTCCTTTTCCTTTGCCAGAGATAGATAGCGATTGCCAGCATTCTCAGTAGCTAGATTGTAAGTTCAACCCTGCTAGACAGGCTTTCTACCGTCCTGTGTTGAAGAAGAAAAGTGTTCCCGCTCGGAGTCTCACAAACTCCACACCTCGAGGTTAAACAGAGCATCGAGCTTCTTCTCTGACGCCATTGCCGTGACTCTATCTCTGGCACTTCCTTTATGTTTAACCTAAACCTGTCCCAAACCCTCACCGAAATCCCTGACCCAATCGACAACGTCCGAAGACCATTCCTTTCTCCTATCGAAGGCGAGCCTGGGAATTTTCTCCTTGTCCTTGACAATACCAGTCTTGACCACATCAAACGCTGCCATCGAAACGCTTGGCAATACTTGGTCCTTGGAAGAGAAGCTCATGCGAGGAACTCGGCACTGACCTTTGGAGGGGCTATTCATGAGGGGTTGGAGTTGTTTCATACTTGGCAATGGACAAGGAATCATCCAAGTCATGATACAGCTATGATTGAATATAGCTATGGCAAGGAGGCTCAAGACCGAGCTATCCTCAACTACTTCTCTCTCAATCCCATCCCTCCCGACATCCTCGCTTACGACCACCGAACTCCGGTCGCCGCGCTAGAAGTGATGAAGCACTATAGGGCTCAGTCCAATGTCGAACTTCATCCAGACTACGAGCTGGAGATTCTAGCCGATGACGAAGGCCCGATCATCGAGCGAAGCTTCGAGATTCCGATGGCTGTATTGGATTTAAGTCTATCCCTATGGGATCTAGCCAAAATATTAAATCAAGAAACTTGGATTACTTCAGCTACGACACCAAAAACTCCTGTTCGCATCCATCTCGCCTGGTCCGGACGAATCGACCTCATATGTTCCATCAATGGCCGTCCCCGTGTCCTCGACCACAAGACTTCTTCCATAGACACTCCAGATTACTTCCGCGGATTTGAATTGTCCTCTCAAGTCCGTGGCTATGTCTGGGCAGCGCAACAACTCTGGCCCGATATCAAACCCAAATCCTTCGTCCATAATGGAATCTTTTTCAAAAAACCAAATAAGACAAATTCCTCTGCTAGTCTCATCGCCCGAGGAGCAAAAGGTGGCGAACCTCCTCTCGCTTTTAAGCGGACGTACTATCCGTCGAACGTTAATTCGGAGTATTCCGACACCGACCTTTCCCGTTGGAAGCGAGACACAATCCTGCTCATTGAAGACTTTCTCCATTCGGTCAGCCGAGGAGTCTATCCAATGAACGACGCTAATTGTGTGGTTAAGTATGGTATGTGTCCTTATCACGACGTTTGTACATTGGCTTGCGACAACGAGCCCGCGGCCATGAAATACTTGATGAGTCCGGCGTTCAAACCTGTCACCTGGAATCCAACCAATCCGAGATAATATGCGAACGAGACAACAAAGAAAAAACCTTAAAGGAATGCTTCATTTTTTGCATCGAGGAATGAACAGAGAACTGTTACTAAAACTTGGATTTGAACCTTACTTTCTATGACCTTCCAACTCTTCATCCGATCCGAAGATTTCTCTGACTCCTTCGTCAAACATTCCAAACAGGATACCTACAAATCTGCCGGAGAAATCGGCTTTGCTGCCGCGGGTTATGGAAACTTTTATATCTCTCATATCAACCGTTCCTACGTCCCATCTCGCGAGGAACAACTTCTCCTTGACGTCAAACCCAAGATTACCAAACGTCAACTAACTCTCCAACTTGCAATGGAAGATTGACCTTATCTTTATGACCACAATCGAAGCCCTAGACGAGCTTATCGCCTATGCACCAGAGTACAGTTCCTCTGTCGAAGACCGGCAGCAATACACTGTGGATGTAAATGACCGAAACAAAAGTAATTGGTTTTACATCTTCATCCATACACACTTGGACGATTCTCCAGAAATGCTTGGAGGAATTGACTTATCAAAACTTGTCATTCAAGCCAAGTCTTTCATCGACCGCGCGCGTTTGACTCCACCTCCTCTCAAACTCTGATGCAGCCTATATCTTCCTACGCCGACGAAGCCGACAAGCTTCGCCTTATTCTCCAAGGCTCTTCCGGTCAAGGTAAAACCACCATTGCCTGCCAATTCCCTGGAGCTTACATCATCGACATCGATATCAATCTTGGAGGTACCCTCCGTTACCTCAAAGAAAAGAATCTCCCTCTTCCCATTGGTTTCGATGTTCTCGATCGAGAAGTTAAGGACGGTAAGTCCGTCCCTGTCCCGATGCCAAAGCGGTATGAACGTCTTGTCAAACTTCTCACCGAAGCCGATGCAAATCCCGCGATCCAGACCGTAGTCATTGACTCTGCAACCAATCTCTCCGAAGTCATGATTGCCGAAGTCCTTCGACTTCAAAACAAATCCCAGATGACCAAACAAGAATGGGGATTCTTTGCAAATTGTAGTCGGCAATTCCTAGGAACCCTTTCCCTCATGCGCAAGCACATTGTGCTCATCGCCCATGAGAAACTTGAAAAAGACAAAGAGGGATTTCCTATCTTTCCTGTCAAAGTCAATTGGCCCGGTCAAGTTGGAACTAACATGAGCATTTGGTTCACCAACTGCTGGCGGGCACAAGTCAAGATTCAACCATCGGGATTAAACAACACTTACAAATGGGAAATCGAAACCATGCCAAGTCAAAAGTATGAGCTCAAAAATACTCTTGGTCTTCCTTCGACATTCGAGTTCAAATGGGACATCATTCAAGCTGCACTAGATAAAGGAAAAACAAACACAACCAAATAACATGACCCTCCTCATCCTCTCTTGCTTCATCGCGGGACTTCCGTATCGCAATCCAAATCTCTTCGACGTGGCGTTGAAGGACGAAGTAAAACTCAAACCAGATCCAACCAATCAATATGATCCCTCCGCTATCGAAGTCTGGCATAAAGACCAGATGCTTGGCTTCGTTCCTCGCGAGATCACTCCGGTCATCCATGGAGTTCTCATCGAAGGGCTTCCCCTTCGCGCCTGGATCGAAGAAATGCCGATGATCAAGTGGAAAGAGATTATCATTCAAGCGGAAGTGGAAATTGAAGAGTCTGCTGACCATTACTCTTCCCTCCCGTCATGACCGCAACCTTTCTCGTCACTCTCGACATCGACGAAATCTCTCAACTCCCCTTGATCGCCGACCAAATCCACGAAGACCTAGACAAATCTTGGTCCGTAATCAAAGTCGCTCCTTGGGCTCGACCAAACAATCCGGTCAATCCCGGTCCCGGAGGATTCACAAGTTTCCAAACACCACAAGTATGACTCCTTTAGAAACTTATCTAAACAAACAAATTGCAGACTGCGTCGATATACGCGAAGACGCTGTTACACAAGGTAACGCTTTAGAAGCTTTGCTTTATACGTTCAAAATGGAAGCGTATAAAAATGTTCGAATGTTTGTTCGTGACGAACTTTATCCTCAGCAGGCCGGAAGCCCTGACGCCCAACCTTCCCAACAAAAACCATAACCATACCATACCTAATGTCCAACGGACCCTTATCCACCGCATTCAACCTCTCCGGAGTCTCCACCGCTCGCCCGGTCATCGCTGACGGCCACCTCTGCAAAGCTCGCTTTGCCGGGGTCAAGCTTGTCCCTAATGACAAAGGCAACATGCTCTCTTGGGAATTCCATCTCCTTGACCCTGCCCCTTCGTCCGAAGGCAAGCAGATCAATCCGGGATTTTCCCTCAACAACCGCGTGTTCCTCTATGGCAAAGATGTCGCCCCTGGCGAAATCCCCGAGCGCGCCATTGCCCAAATCTGCCGGATGACCGATGCCATTCTTGGCACGGGCGATCCCGACAACAAAAAAGGCAAACCGGTCCGACCGGACTTCTCGGCGGGATCTCTCGAAGAAACCGTCGCCAAGATGAACGAGGCCATGCTTGCCAAGGAAGTCTACTTCACCGTCAAGGTGAAGAACGATGAACAGTATGGCGCTCAAAACGAGATCGCCAAGTTCACCTTTCCCGGTGACCTGAACGCCTAATCCATATGGCCGACGTAATGCTAACCATCCACGGGCTGGGCAATTCCCAGCTCGAAGATCAAGATGAACTCTGTCAAGCCATTGAAAAAGCACTCAAAGCCAAGTACCCCGACACCGCAACCGAAGTCGAAATCGATGACATCGAATACGACGATGAAGACGAATCCTAAATCCGACTTGCAAAAGCTGGTCGAAGATTTCGAGAATCTCAAATTCGAACTCGAATCCCTCGACGAAGCAGATAAAGAATCCGAGGGTTATGTTCGCGAAGCTTATCAACAAGCCGAACGAACCGCGGCACTTCATCGAGTACAACTCGCTGGCAACTCTCGATCCCGTCGAGAGAAACAAGTCAAGCTCGCGAACATTCAAGAATTGCTTGGACCAATTCTGTTTCCGATGAAGAGTGAAGATGATATCGATTTCGATAGCACGCTCCACGAGCTCCTCAAACGTAACCCTTAACCGAGGCTTCTCCTCAGTTTCCGCTGGCAGACCGGATCGACATAATAGTCTGCTACCAATTTCAGGCAAGTCGTGAGTGCCTTGACGGCAGAAGATAATTAAATCTTAGTTGCGTCGGGTTTAATTTCTATCTTGGTGTTCCTAAGCTAAGGTGCAGGCTATCCGTCTAACCACGAAGCACCACTTTTTTATTTATGACCTCATCCATTCCCTCTTCCATCCCATTCCTTTCCATCGACCTCGGCCACCGCGCGCGGACACAACATGAGAATGTCCTTGCCCTCGCCAACGACATCGCCGAAGCCGGGCTAATCCAACCCATTGTCATCGTTGAGAAAACGCCAGACCTAGTTCTTCAATATGAATCCGAATTCAAACTTACCCTCGACTCCACTCGTCCTTACCTCCTCACCGCCGGAGGTCGTCGTTCTGCCGCATTGGCTGAGCTTGGTTGTAATACCCTCTACCATGCAACTACCTGCGATCCAGAGCGTCCGGGTTTTATCCTCCGCGATGAGGCGCCTTTGCACACCCAACTCATTCTAGAACTCAAGGAAAACCTCAACCGCGACCAGATGGACTGGCGCGACATGGTCAAGTCCGTAGTCCGCGCCTTTCGTTTGGCCGAACGTCAGGCTCTTGACGAAGGCGAATCCCTTGCCTCCTCCACTTTCGGGGCCATGCTTGGAGTTGGTGCTACCGATATGTGGAACGCGGTCCGAATCTACGACCATTTCATTGCGAACCCTCGCATGTATGAGAATTGCCAGAACATGCATCAAGCACTTTCTGTCCGACTCCAGGCCGAGTCCACCGAACTGACTCGACTTCTTGTCACTCGGTCAATGTCCAAGTCTCCGACATTGGTTTCGTCGCCTACATCAATCCTTCCCCAAGTTAGCCCGGAAACTACGGCAGTTAGCAACGATCGCCTATCTGCTTTGCTTCCCGGCCACTCCTTAATCGTCACCGAAGGACAAAAAGAGAATGTCATTCCGCTATCCCAGATGTTCCTTCACACCAACGGTCTCGATTTCATGGCCGCTCAGCCCGATGGTTTCTGCGACCACATCATCACCGACCCCGACTATGCAATCTCATTGGACTCCATTAATTCGACAGCTAATAACCGACCAGGACTTATGCAACAAGGCATCCGACAAGCTTCTGTTGAGGATTCACTTGCAGACCTGCGCCGATTCTTTCCCCTTGCTTATAGAGCTATTGCGGAGAAAGGGTTTCTGATCTTCTGGTATGCTATCGATCATCACCACCTTCTTCAATCTTGGGCCACCGAGGCCGGATTCGATGTCCAGCCTCATCCCCTTATCTGGCAAAAGATTGACTTCCGCGCGCGGTCGAATGGTGCTCCCCGACTCCAATGGCCCAAATCTTACGAGCTTGCCATGGTCTGCCGTAAACCAGGAACCGTCCTCGCCCAAGTCCAAAATTCCGCCGTCTTCTCTACCGATGAACAATCAGTTACCAAAAAACTTAATCATCCATTTGCCAAGCCTTTTGGAGTCTGGAAGTGGTTGATGAAAGCGGTAAGTATTCCCGGTCAAATTGTATTTGATCCATTCGTTGGAAGCGGATCAATGCCTATTGCAGCTATTGACTTAGGTCTACGTCCGCTTGGTACGGAGTTGTCCGATGAAATCTACCATCACCTTCTCGTCAATCTCCAGGCACATTACCGTTCCGCCCTCGGACCAGAAGTAAAATTCAAATGAAAAAAATAATCCGCTTCTTTGTTTTGCTCCCTTTCTTATTAACTGCACTATTTTTGGATTGGCTATTCAATGATTATAGCTGGTCTGCTGCAATCAAATCATTAATGCGTGATCCATGACATGCTCACCCTCTCCTTCCTTGATCCCCGCCATGCCGATACCTATGTCATCGAACTCGATGACGACGGGGATTTCATGTCGTGCTTGAGATACTTGCCTTCGTCTCCGCGGGACCCAATCTCTTACGACCACCTCGCCGACGTTCCGCTTCCCCATCGCGACACGATTGAACAAATGATTTCAAGGAGACAAAATCACAAATGACCGATTCTCCCCTTTTCCCCCCCTCAATTATAACCTCTCGTCGTCTTGTCCCTAATCAATTCCCTGCCGATGAATCCCCATGTCCCTATCGAATCGCAATCATTGGAGAAGCCCCTGGAGAAACCGAGGAACAATGTTCGGTCCCGTTCTCTGGACCTAGTGGCCAGCTTCTTAACTCATGTTTACGAGACGCAGGGATTGACCGGAATAAGGTGTTTGTTGGAAACGTCTGCGGAGTTCGACCACCTCAAAACGACATTTCCCGATTCGAATGGACAGGCGAAGAAATTCAATCCGGTTTAACCCAACTCCGCCATGACCTCGATCTTTTCCAGCCTAACATCTGCGTCCTTTTGGGAGGGACTGCCTTACATGCCGCAAAGACAAACGAACCACGACCCAAGGACCCAAAAAATTACCCCTTCAAAATCTCAGAGTGGTCTGGTAGCCTGTTTATGGGGACATCTGGTTCCGCTTTACATTTTCGCAAATGTATCCCAGGCTTTCATCCTGCGGGGATACTTAGGTTCTGGGGAACTGATGGCAACTTCCCCAGATTCAAACATGCTCTTGCCCGTGCGAGGGAAGAAGGATCAGATCCACAACTGGTATTGCCTGTCCGCGAACTCATTACATCCTACGACTCCAGCACCATTTGCCATATCATGGACAACTGGCCAAGTGGACAAAGGTGCAGCTTGGATATTGAGGGAGGGCTACCGAATGATTGTGTTAACGATGGAGTACGAGCAGATTCCAAGAAGAGGCGATACATTGGATGGCGTTGTGTCGCATTATCCGCAAGACCTACTAAGGCGTTTGCGATTGCTTGGTGGAAATTTAATCCCGTCGAACATGTGGCAATATTACGAGCCTTTGCGAGACTCATGTCTCGTGTGGATGTCCCAAAGGTTCTACAAAACTCCCTCTACGACGCCTTCGTTCTAGAGTTCGGTTACGGAATCCTTCTCCGTAACATTGTTGAAGACACCATGCTCAAGATGTGGGAGCAATACTGCGAGCTTCCAAAATCTCTTTCCGTTGGCGCTTCCATCTACACCCGTCAGCCCCATTGGAAAGACGAGGAAATGTATGAGACCACTGGCGAGAATCTCGCTCAAGGCTGTTGTATGGACGTAGCCGTCACTCTCGAAATCTGCGAGTCTCTCGATTCCTGCGTCACTGGAAAACAACAAGAACATTACCAGAACAATATCGCCATGCTCAATGCGGCGCGATATATGATGCATCGGGGGATTAATTACGATCAACAATCTGTTCTTAAAAAGAAAAATGAAACCATCCTTAAACTCAGCGATGTCGCCAGAACTCTTAATGAACTCTCCGGAGTTGAACTTAGAGGAGCGAAAGGCTCACTTAGCTCGCAAAGACTTATTGACGCCCTTTATCAGCTCCCCCCCAAACCAACAAAATCAGGAAAACTTCGTAAAGTTGGCCCATTTAAAATCTCTCCGTATCCCCCACAATACAAAACCAATTTCGACGGCGGACTCCGAACCAAAACTCTAACCTCCGATGTCGACTCTAACCTTGCACTACGCAAAAAATTTCCGGGAGATAAATTCCTGTCTGCAATTCTTGAACACCGGCACCTTGAAGGATTATTGGAAACCCTCAATATTTCTACTGACAGGGACGGACGAGTCCGCTGCGCTTACAACGTGGTTGGTACAGAAACAGGACGATTTAGTTGTAAAACTTCTCCAACTGGCGCAGGGGCTAATCTCACTACAATCACCAAAAAGCTCCGAGGAAACTATACCGCCGATCCCGACTACGACTTCTTCCAATGTGATCTAGAAGGTGCTGATGGTTGGACCGTGGCCGCGCATTGCCTGCGCCTTGGTGATCCAACCATGTTCGATGATTACAAGTTCGGTCTGAAACCAGCGAAGATCATCGCCCTCATGTATCTTTGGGGCGATGCAGTCCGGGAACTTGACCGCGAATCAATCAAATTCTGGACCAACGGAAAACCTTGGAAAGTTATTCTTTCCCTCGTTGGAGATTGGATTTACACAGGATGTAAAAAGATTCAACATGGAACTAACTACTTAATGGGAATTCCTACCATGATGACCCTTATCATGAAGGACTCATTCAAGGAATCTGGAGTTCCTGTTTATATAGAACACTCTGTCTGTACCCAACTTCAAAATTTCTACTTTTCTCGCTACCCTGGTATTTCCCTTTGGCACACTTGGGCAGAATCGACCTTAGTTTCTAAAGGAGAACTTATATCACCGTCTGGCCAAAAGAGAATCTTCTTTGGCCGCAGATTCGGACGGGATATCAAAGATACGATTAAGGAATTTTTAGCTCATGAACCACAATCCACTACCACATACTCCACCAACCTCGCAATGCTCAGACTCTGGCGTGACCCAGCTAACCGCGTTGCTGAGGTGGATAAACGTCGCTTCCGACTTACAACTTGCGATGGCACAACATTTTATTGGTCGGGAACTATTCAGTCGCTTTCACGCATGGTCCCCGGCTCCCTCCTCATCGAACCCCTCCACCAAGTCCACGACGCACTCTGCGGTCAGTGGCCCAAGTTCCTCAGAGAATGGGCCAGACCCAAAGTAAGAAGTTATTTTGATAACGAATTGACTATCGCAGGAACGAAACTTACGATTCCTTTTGATGGAACCTTCGGTCCATCTTGGGGAGATATGCCTCTCAAACTATGACTCAACCACAAACCGCCGGGATTCGTCCACTTCTCGCTCACGTTTATGAACCACACCGCGTCAGCTTCCCCTGTTATGTCCAGCCAAAACTCAACGGCGTTCGAGCACTCTATCAAGCCGGACACTTCCAGTCTCGCGACCTACAGCCTTTTCCTGTCGGGCTTCTTGACCACCTTGCGCAACCCCTCCTACAGTTGTTTAAATCAGACATTGTGCTCGATGGGGAACTCTATGTCCATGGCTGGCCTCTCCAGAGGATCCTTGGGGCGGTGACTCCGGTTAGGCAAGAAGCAAATGAGGATACGAAATTGGTGGAATATCATGTGTTTGATAGGGTTGATTATGGACAGGGATTTGAGAAGAGATTTGTTGAAGATATTTATATCAAAGGACCCATTTGTACAAATGTATTTGCCGTAGAAACCCAAAGAGTAAAAGATGAAGCTGATGCCAATTATTTTTATTCAGCGTTTGTTTCTCTTGGTTACGAAGGTATGATGTATCGCATCAACGACTGCCCCTACACCATCCCCAAACAACGCAAACCGCCGTCGCAAAAAGGCTTCTTGTCTGACAAGAACAACCGTGTCTGGCATCTGTTGAAAAGAAAGAATTGGCAAGATGAGGAATTCATTTGCCTCGGTCTCCAAGAAGGAGAAGGCAAATACCGCGGAATGGTTGGAGCTTTGGTTTGTGATAAAGGTCCTTGCGACCTTTACATAACTCCAGTTGGACAACGAATTGAAGCTGGACGGTTCTCCGTCTCCTCCGGGCTTTCCGATCAACAACGAATTGACATCTGGGCCAATCCTTCTCTCGCAGTTTCTCACCAAATCAAAGTCAAATTCCTAACTTATTCCATCGACGGAATCCCACAAAACCCAACCATTGAAGCGATATTATGAAAGGGACTTGTTACAGTCCTCGCTGCCGTAATCAAGCAGTTAAATCCCGTAACTATTGCCACAAATGTATCAAAGCCAAATGGAGAAAGAAGAATCCTATGAAGGCGCAATTTGCACGACTTCGAGATAAAGCTAAACAACGAAAGATAGAATTCACTATTACCTTTGCAGAATTTGAATCTTGTGTTGGAACTGATTATCACCTTCAAACAGGGCACTTTGCTCATTGTCTTACTATAGACCGAATCAAAAACGAACTTGGATATATTCCCGGAAATATTCAACCACTTACTAAATCAGAAAATTCCATCAAACGTATGAAACAAGATCAAATTCGACACGAAAAAGGCTACGCTTGGAAAACCAAATGACCACCGAACAACTTAAAGTCCGGCGATTTCACGAGAAGGCCGGTGCGACAATCAACGATGTTCCTACTATCCCTAGTGAGAAAGACTGTATCCTTCGACTAGAACTCATCCGAGAAGAACTTGAAGAATTAGCTGTTGCCTTTGCAGTAAAGAATTTCGTCCCCATCGCCGATGCGATTGGCGATCTTCTCTACGTCGTATATGGCACCGCGGTCACCTGTGGTATCGACATCCAACCCATCTTCAACGCTATCCATGAATCCAACATGACCAAGTTCATCGATGGCCATCGCCGTGCCGACGGCAAATGGATTAAAGGCCCGTCCTACAAACCCGTTGACCTTCAGCCGCTCTTGGAGCACCAAATTCTTGACGTTTAAATGTCCTTCCTCCACGATTACCTCTATCACGCCGAAGGCAATGAGTGCCCCGACCAGTTTCACGTCTGTTGCGCATACACCGTTCTCTCTGCCGCCATTTCCCGCCGCGTCTGGATGAGCCTTGAGGATTCCGAAATCTTCTGTAACATCTTTACCCTTCTTGTCGGCGACGCGGGCAATGGCAAATCCTGGGCACTCAACAAAGCCAAACGAATGATGACCGAGATGGACCTTCCCATCTCTGGTGACAAAGAAACCCCCGAGGGCCTTCTCCGATTTATGGCCGGAGATCCAAATGCCTCAAAGCCCGTTCAACCATATGGCGGAGCGGGCTATTGCCAACTTTATCTTTCCCCAAAGGGTATCCCAGAAGAAGTCTATCCCATGAACATCATCGCTAGTGAGTTCGTGGACTTCATCAAAACCGATGACATTGGCTGGATTAACATTTTGAATAACATATTTGACGCACCTTCTTACTCCTATAAAACAAAAAACCAAGGAAATGATCTACTTCATGGACCATATATCACCCTCCTCGGAGGGCTTACAACTCAAATTTCTTCGTCCATGCAAAAGGACGCAATTATCAATACCGGATTGGCCAGGCGTACTTTATTTCAATATGGTGAACGAAAATGGCACGATCCCAAAGCCCTCCCAGAATTCAATCAAGCGCATCAAGACGCCCGCGCCCGATGCATAGCCCACCTTCGCGCGATACAAAAAGTCCACGGACCATTCATTCTCGAGGGGGAAGTAAGAGAATGGTACGTGGACTGGTATAATAATAATTCGCGATTGGTTCCGACCAGGAATCCTACGGTTCGGTCATGGTATGCAAGCAAATCGACACAAGTTTTGAAACTTGGGATGTTGACAAGTTTGTCGGAGAGATTGGATCGAGTGCTTGAGGTTAAACATTTCCAGACAGCCTTGGATTATCTAGAAATTCTTGAAAACGATCTCTATCGAATCTTCGGCGGCGTTGGCAAGAACGACCTGACCGAACTTGCGCTCAAGATTTTCAATCACCTAACTCTCATGCCCGCGCCGGTCGAGTACTTCAAGATCAAAACTGCATTCTTCCGTGACGTCCCTGGTGGCCGAAAGACCGACGAGGCACTTACCGAGGTTCTCAATTTCCTCGTCAACGACGGCAAAATCAAAGCGGCCAATATCGGCATCTCTGTCAACGGCCAACACGTTCCCGCAGCCTCAACCATCTACGCTACTCCTGAATGTCTTGAAGCATGGGTTGCCGACCAACGCTCCGGCGGAGTTGTTGTTGAGCGATCGCTCGTAACTGCGAGCGGGTTGCCGATGGAGAAGCCTGCCGAAGCTGATCCATCATCTGTGCCATTGCCAGTTCCGAACGAAAATTCGTCGGCGGAAGCCCAAGTTTCTGCTCAATCCCCATCCGATACTGCAACCTTTGTACCTCCGATGCTTGTGAAACGCCCCCAGACAAATTAGAAAATGAACTCAATAAACCTGCCCGATCATTTCCGGTCCTTGCACTCCCTTCACGTCGAAGATCACGAGGAAAAGTTAGCTCTTCCGCGCTTCTCGCAATCGCTTTCACAGCATCTTGAGGATTGTAATTCTTGTCGTCTCTGGCTTGGGAAAGAAGTCTGTTCCTTACTGTCCCAAAATTTCCCTTCAAAATCTCCTGCGCCATCTCCATCCGATCTTGAGATTCATGACGAGAAGCCACTTGATCCGCTTGTGTCGCAATACGAGCGGCTGCATTTTGATCTGAGAGACGTTTGGGTTGGAATCCGAGAAGCTGACCCAAGTGTTCGCCGGGTGTTGGCTGTGACAACGGCCTTCCTTGGTAATCTCGAATCTCGCCTCCGTCGGTTAGAACGGACGTGCCAAGTTGGACGGCCTTCTTTACAGCAGGAGGTAAAAAATTCGCCGTGGCACTCGGATCTCCCTTGACCCACCCCTGAACTCCGCCCACAAAATTCCTCACAATATTCGCAGCCGGCCCCATCAAATTCTCCGGCTGAAACCCATTAATCTCACTCACTCCAGGCAATGAATTACCCATCGAAAGACGAGACTGAAGATCCCAGCCAAGCATTGAAGGAACTCCTGTCATGGCAATGTCCGTTAAAACTGATCCATTTTCATGATCCGAACTTAGGAAGGATTGCATACCTCCCCGGACGTGTTTATTCAACTCTAAGTCAGGAAACAATTTATCCAACAAACCAATGGCCCCTGAAACAAATGGAAGTCCGAGAAGTCCCGCCGCTGCGAACTGAGTTCCCAACATTTGAATGGCGGCTTTTCTCGCTGCATAGACTTCGTGAGGAGTTGCTCCAGTTGGACGGAATAATCCTTTTTGTAAATATCTGGCTATCTGAAAAGTCGTCCCAAGAACATAAGATTGAAGTGACGTCCCAAGCATTGCAGCAGTTCGTGGAAATGCTCCTCGCCCTGAAAACGCGCCTACTGGACGTTGCGCGCGACCTCCAGAGTAATTTACCGATCTGTTAAATTCATAAGCCTTTTGCTTCGCCTCCTCAAATCCCAACCCCATATCTCGATACAAATCAAATGAAGCAATCAATGCCGCTCTTGCATTCAATCTTTCTCCATGTTGGAAAACCCACATGGCCACATCAGAATAAGTACCTGCTGCTGAACCCAATCTTTGTCCAATAGATTGGGGCTTATTCTTCATCATCATTCTCTTGAGATTAGTGGCCGTTTGTTCCTCAAGATTTTGCATGTCATCATACATACCAATTCCTACTTCGCCATCTTTAACAGCGCCCTCCATAAAGTCATGATGTTCCTTTGATGCATAATCCTTCTTCCCTAAAAACCTTCCCCCCAATTCCGACAAGGCCCGAAGTACCCGCTTATAACTATCTATCGGTTTCCCAGAGATCGCGGTCAATTCTCCAACATGAGTCGCAAATGGCTGGGCGGCGTTGATCAAAGAACTCGCTAAATTGAATCCCAAAAACCATGTCGAAGCAAACTTTGTCATCTTCTGAGCAATCTCCGGATCCGGATGGAGAAGGTTCTCATAGTGAGTCGCCAAGTCCTTTCGGAGGTTTTCGTTGGACGATAATTCAGGATCACGTAGGTATGTTCTGGATTGAGCGCGAAGTAATTGACGAGACCAATAATTGGATTCGCGTTGGGCATTGGAAATATGATTCCACATCCAAGGAAGTTCCTCTGCACCTTGAGATAACAATCGGCCGGGGGCAGAAACCCCAGGGATAGCTTGATTCGCTGTAGCTTCTCGTAAAATCTGTGTTACTGCGGAGGTTCTACGATAGTCTGCTTCAGCTTCTGGAGAATCAATTACCCCAGAA